ATGAGCGCGCCACTACGACAAGCTACGGCGAGATGGGTGTGCCCGAATACTCCGTCTTGACCGCACCCGACCAACACGGTAACCGCTATCGGCGACGGCCCAAGGAGACCAAGGCGGAATCGATCTGGCAAGTGCGCAAGGCTGGCGGCATAACCGCCACCGCACCCGCGCCCGACCCCCTTCCTCCTCCTCCGACCGCAAATGTTCCTGTCGGCTACCCAGGCACGACGCCTCGGCCACCGGCAACCTCTGCCAACCCGCCGAAGCCCACGCCGATGCCAGCCCCTGCGACACCTGCCGCGCCGAAGCTCGCAAAGGTTTCGCCGCAGCCGGTTGTGCTCGGTTCAGATGCCGCAGCGGCCGGCGCAAGCACGGGCCAGGTGTTCGGCAAGAGGGGCCGCCGGCCGTTCGTAAAGTCCAAGCCGGCGCTGGCGACCAGTACGGCCCAGACCAAGAAAACAAAGCTAGGCGGTTAGGTTGATCATGGAACAGCAACAGTCCGAAGCCACCAGAAAGCAGGTCATCGATCTGCTGGCCCGCTACGACACGTTGAAGTCCCAGCGCTCCGTCTGGGAAGGCCACTGGCAGGAACTCGGCGATTTCATGGTGCCGCGCAAGGCCGACATCACGAAGAAACGCACCGCCGGCGACAAGCGCACCGAGTTGATCTTTGATGGCACAGCAATCCATGCCGCCGAGCTGCTCGCTGCGTCACTGCACGGCATGCTGACCTCCGCGTCGTCGCCCTGGTTTAGCTTACGGTTTGCCGACCCTATGCTCGATGCCGACGATATGGCCAAGGAGTGGTTGGAGTCGGCGCAGAACGATATGTACAACGCGTTCGCAAAGTCTAATTTTCAGGAGCAGATCCACGAACTCTATACCGACCTGGTGCTATTCGGCACGGCGGTGATGTTCATCGAGGCCGACGCAACGACGATCCTGAGATTCCAAACCCGGCACATCGCCGAGTGTTACCTGTCAGAAGACCGCCATGGCCGCGTCGACACGGTGATCCGCGCCTATAAGCTGCCAGGCCGCGATGCCCGCAAGATGTTCGGTGAGGATATCGGGCCGGTGCTCTGGAAGCGCGTCGAGGAAGACCCGTTGAAACTGGTCGAGCTGTCGCATTTTGTAATGCCGCGTGATGACTACGACCCAGGCATTCCCGACAACCAGAACATGCCCTGGTCATCCTGCTACGTCGACGCCGAGAACAAGTGGCTGATCTCCGAGGGGGGCTTTAAGGAAAACCCATACACCTGTCCGAGATACCTCAAGTCGAGCTTTGAGGTCGGCTACGGCAGATCTCCCAGTATGACGGCTCTCTCGGACTGTAAGATGCTGCAGGAGATGTCGAAAACCACGATCAAGGCGGCCCAGAAGATGGTCGACCCGCCGCTGCTGGTTCCCGATGATGGTTTCATCCTGCCTGTTCGCGTTACGCCTGGCGGTCTGAATTTCTTCCGATCGGGCACACGCGACAGGATCGAACCTCTCGTGACTGCGCAAGCGACGCCGCTAGGGCTGCAGATCGAAGACCAACGCCGCGACGCGATCAAACAAGCCTTTTATGTGGATCAATTACAGCTGCGCGACTCGCCGAACATGACGGCGACGGAAGTGATTTCTCGGAACGAACAACGCATGCGCCTGTTAGGCCCGGTCCTGGGCCGGCTGCAGGCCGAGCTGCTGCAACCATTGATCAAGAGATCCTTCAACCTGATGGCCGAGGCCAAGTTATTCGACGTAGCGCCAGAATATATGCAAACCGGCAACATCGAGATCGAATATGTATCGCCGCTTGCCAAGGCTCAGCGCCAGGGCGAGATCGATTCCACGCTGCGCATGTTTGAGATCCTCAACCCGCTGGCAGAGATCGAGCCTGGCATCTTTGACTACGTTGATATGGACGGCCTGGTGAAGTTCGTAGCGCGGACGGTCGGTGTGCCGGCCAGTGTACTGCGCGCTGAACAGGACGTTATGGCGATCCGCGAGGAGCGGCAGAAGGCCGAGGCGCAGGCGCAGCAGATGGCGATGGCGCAACAGGCCGCTGAGTCTGCCGGCGCAGCTGCACCGGCGCTGAAGGCGGTCGGCGATATGGGTCAACTGTGACGCCAGAGGAACGCAAGCAGCTCAGGGCTGCCTATAAATTTGTTTTCGACACCGACGACGGGAAGCGTGTCCTGGCGGATCTGCGCCGGCGCTGTCACGTCCACACCTCGACGTTCTCGTCGAATCCTAACGAGACCTACTTCCTTGAAGGCCAGCGCCAGGTGGTGCTGTTCATCGAGGATATGTTGTCCGAGGACGACACCAGGGAGTTACCAACCACTGCAATAGATGAGGAATAATAATTATGTCTGATGTAGCCATGGCCCAAGAGGTAGCGCCTGCTTCCGAGCAAGCGTCTGGCGAGCCTGCCGCTGACGATTGGAAATCTTCTTTACCTGAAGACCTCCGAATGGACCCGTCGATCCAAAACGCGCCCTCTGTCGAGTCGATGGCGCAGTCTTACGTCTCCGCACAACGCATGGTCGGTCTCGATAAGATCGCCGTGCCGACCGAGCACTCGACGGACGAGGAATGGACGCAAGTCTATGACAAGCTAGGCCGGCCGGAATCCCCTGACGGCTACGACCTGGAGATGAACAACATACCCGAGGGTCTCGCAGCCAACCCGCAGCTGGTTGATTGGTATCAGCAAACGGCGCACGACATCGGGCTGACGCCCAAGCAAGCGCAAGCCTTGGCCGATCGGTACAACACCATGGCCGGCGAGGTCGAGCAGTCGCCAGACGACGCGGCATTGGAAGCCGAGGCCAAGGAACAGGCAGGCGTTCGTGAGCTGCAGAAGGAATATGGCAAGGCGTTCGACACCAAGATCGGCACGGCGAAGGCTGTGCTCAACCAGTACGGCGGCGATGATCTTCTGGGGCTGCGCCTCGAGGACGGCACGTCTCTAGCATCGAACCCAAGCCTGGTGCGGACGTTCGTCAATATCGGCGACTTTATGTCGGGCAAGCTCGGCGAAGACACTTTACGCGGTGCCAAGCTAGGCGGTGATGCGCTCACCCCGGCCGACGCGCAGCGCGAGCTGACGCAGCTCCAGGTACAGGGCGGCCCTTATTGGGATTCGACGCATCCTGGCCACGCCGCTGCGGTTAGCGAGTCGTTAAGGCTCAACGAGTTTATCCACGGCGCCGACGAGGCATCGTGATCATGTGATCGCGGGGAAGTAGACGCTGGGCAGCCCGCAAGGGTCCAGCCGATACCTACCGCGAGAACAACAACGACAGGGTAGCGCCACGGCGTCCTGCTGACAGCCTGGAAAGTCTGGCGGTCTAGTCAACCTACACGACAGGAAGGTCCGCAATCATGCGGATAGCCCTCTGAGCATCTCTTGCTTGGAGTTTTTTACCATGAGCACTCAAGTAACCACTGCTTTTGTACAGCAGTTTTCCGCAAACATCGCACTCCTCTCGCAACAGAAGGGGTCACGGTTCCGAAAGGCCGTGCGATCCGAGACTGTTACCGGCGAGAAGGCGTTCTTTGACCAGGTCGGTTCGTCCGCCGCTGTGAAACGCAGCAGCAGGCACGCCGATACGCCATTAGTTGACACCCCTCATAGCCGCAGGATGGTCGTGATGGATGACTACGAATGGGCCGACTTAATCGACGATCAGGACAAGATCCGCATGTTGGCAGATCCGACATCGACTTATGCGCAAGCTGCATCCGCAGCGATGGGCAGGGCGATGGACGATGTGGTCATAACGGCTCTGATTGGGACCAGCTTGACGGGTTCCTCGGGATCGACGAGCACAACTCTACCCGCAGGCCAGAAGATCGCGCATGGCTCAGCCGGGCTTACTATTGCCAAGCTGATCAGCGCCAAGAAGATCCTCGATGAGGGTGACGTGGACCCCAGCATCAAGCGCTGGATCGCGGTCGCTCCTGAACAGATCGAAGACCTGCTGAACAACACGACTGTCACCAGTTCTGATTTCAATACTGTGAAGGCTCTCGCTCAAGGCGACGTTTCATCCTTCGTCGGGTTCGAGTTCATTGTGACGAACAGACTGACTGACGACGGCACGTCCCGGCAATGCATCGCCTGGGCGCAAGATGGGTTCTGCCTCGGCATTGGCAAGGACATTAGCAGCCGCATCGATGAGCGCGCTGACAAGTCCTACTCGACCCAAGTGTACTGCTCCATGACGTTGGGCGGCACGCGGATGGAAGAGGCCAAGGTCGTCGAGATCGCCTGTAACGAGTAACGAGTAACCACACCACCACTAGGGGGGGCTTAACGGCTCCCCCGTTTTTCTAAGGAAGGAAGTCCTAATGGCTGTCGTAACTTTATACGGAAGTCGAGTGATGACCGGCCTGGCTAACACCACGCCTGTTTCGCTCCCCAACGCGGGTCTACATTACGGGCGTGTACGCGTCACCGTGGATACCGTCACCACCAACTCGGATGATTCAGCCACCTCGACCTATACGCTCGCGCGTATTCCGTCGCACGCGATCATCCTGCCGCAATCCACCTTGTACTGGGATGACCTCGCAACGTCGGGATCGCCCACGCTCGACATCGGGCTGTTCAAGACCAACAGCTCAGAGCAGTCGTTCACCAACGACGTGGATGCTCTGTCCAACGGCCACGATTGCACCTCGGCTGGTTCGGGTTCGGTCATCTCTGACCACGCGAACTCTGGCCTGCCGGCGTGGGATTACATCGCTAGCGTCACGGCTGACCCCAAGGGCCTGCTTGATGTTAAGGTGTCTATCCTCGATGCGGCGATCGATACTGCCGCCGATATCACGCTGTCGCTGATATACGCGGTCAAGTAGCCACCACTACTAGGGGAGCTGTCGTCTACGCGCGGCGGCTCCCCGTCTCTTTATAATAAAAGGCAGGCCTATGACCTCAGCCGTTGACATATGCAACTCGGCATTAAATTTGGTTGGCGCGAACAACATCACCTCGCTCACCGAGGACAGCAAGGCCGCCAGGATTTGCAACCAGCGCTTTGAGTTCGTCCGCGATAACATTTTCCGAGCGCACCCGTGGAACTGCCTGGTCACTCGCAAGTCGCTTGCTCAAGACGCCACCGCGCCGGTTTATAAGTACGCCTACCGCTACACGTTACCGACCGACCCTTATTGCTTGCGCGTACTGTCCGTCAGCGACGACGGCGCTACCGAGCGTTTAGACATTGATTACCAGATCGAGGCCAGCAGATATCTATTGACTGACGAGGGCACGATCTTCGTCAGATACGTCGGCCGGCTGACCGACCCGACACAGTGGGACATCGGCCTGGTCGAGACCGTCGCCGCGCGGCTTGCCTCGGATATAGCCTACCCGCTGATCGGTTCATCTTCATTCGCAACTGATATGTTCGCGCTGTATGAGCTGAAACTGAAGGAAGCCCGGTTCGTCGATGCGACTGAAGGCTACCCAGACAGCATCATCGCAGACACCTATACGGCGGCGAGGTTCTAGGCATGGCGAGTGCGTCACCGGCTTTTGTTGCCTGGACGGCTGGTGAATTTTCACCGCGCCTGCACGGCCGTACGGATCTGGC